GGAACTGTATCGGCTATAGACTGCCGCTCGCATCATCACTTCCGCCTGGCTCGCTGGTGCCTGCGCTTAGCAACACTGCTAGCACCGCCTCCGCCAGATCGCTCACCAATTCATCCATAACGTGCGCAGGAAGTCCAGCCAGGATAGCCTCGGGTTGGCGGGAAGTGGCGCTATTCCGCCGAGACCTTGCCACCCTCGCGGCAGAAGGAGCTGGAACAGGCTTGTCCGGGGCGACGCGCACCCCGGCCGGCGTCCCCTCCCCGTGGGCAGAAGCCCTGTTTCGCCTCCCCCGAGAGCTAAGGCTACGGGACCTCGGCTCAGGCATCGAACGTGGCTCCTGCGGCTCTACTCGTCTTCTGCGCAGCCTTTTCGCGGGCCCTAGCGAGAGCCGTCGCCTGCGCCAGCGAAACCTTGCGCCTCTGAGCATGTCCCGGCCCCGGCCACGGGCGATAGGGGTGCAAACCGCAGTCCACGGCCTCGCAGTCGTCCCGGTCTTCCGGCTGGCACTGGCGACACTGGGCCTCGATCAGCCTCCGGCTCGGGCGGCGCTTGGACACTAGGCGCGGTTCAGGGGAGTGGGTCGGAGCCCGGAAGCCCTCCGGCATGGCCTTGCCCAGGAAGGGGCTGGCGGGCCGCAGCGGACAGATGGTTGAGCCGCAGTCGAACGCCGCTCGCCCGCTGCTGGCTCCGAGGCAGTCCAGACAGAAGTGGCGTATCGCCTCGGCTGCAGTAGGCCGACGCTGCCGACGCGCTTGTGTTGCCAGCGGTGCGATGCTCATAGTGCTCTGCATGATCCGGTCGCTCATCATCTCCCCCAATGGCAGAGGCGCCGGGATACAGCCCCGACGCCTCCGCGCCCTCACCCCTCCCTGCTCCTCAACTCATCTCATGGTCGGCACTGGCTGAGGTTGCCTCCCTCTGCGCCGCCACTCCCGCCTGCTGAGGCCGCCCCGTCCGGCCTTCGTGGGCGACTCGCGTCGCCGACGCTCGCGATTCAGGGCCGACTGCAATGGACGACCCGAGAGATAGCCGTTCGTACGGAGGTAGTCGGCCACCCAGAGCAGGTTGCCATCGGCACACGACGGGCCGTACACGCCCAGGTTCGGTATGCGTTCCTTGCCGCGAACTGGCTCTCTCATCTGAGGGCCACACTCGTCCCTTCCTGCCTCACGTGGAGGCCGCGTCTGCGGATTGCGGCTCCGCGACAGGGCCGTTATCAGAGCCAAGGACAAAACAGATCAGGTGATCGCCGCTTCGCGTCTCGGTGCATGACGTCTCCGACGGCGTTCCTCGACGAACTGCTGCACGTCACTGAGTTCGAAGACCCGACTCCATCCCACCCGGCGGCTGCGCAGCTTCCCTTCTGCCGCCAGACGCCGGATAGAGTTGGGGTGCAGGTTCAGCAACCGCGCTACCTCGCTCGGACTAAGGAAGCTGGACATCGGAAGTGACCTCCTCTTCATTGACGAAACGACCGTTCGGCCTCACAATCTGGGCGGTGTCCATCCTCGCCTAAGTAGATTATCTCTCGGAATCTCTCGCTCGGCGAGACACCAATCGTCGCGTTATCCGTCGCGTCGAGTGCTCTGCTGGTGGGGGCAAGTGACATGAAGGCAAAGCCGTCCGCTGGATGCCCGTACTCGACCCAATGGACAAGGGGGCCGCACGAACCGCGTGAGGGCTGTTTTGTGGCCTCCCCAGTAGCCGATCACGTACCCTATGAAGTCTTCGCTCACTGGCACCCCGAAGCCAAGAGCGAAGCACTCAGTTCGCGCGAGAGCTTGCACCTGCGCTTCGCTGCACTTGACCCGAAGAAGACGGCCGCCCTCCAGAGATTCGCTGACAACTGGGGGTGCCCAATGTACTTCAACGACGACTACACGGAGTGGCCGCCAAACCCGCGTCTGCCTTCCATCACCTGCCGATATCCGACTACGTTGTTCCGGCTGGAAGTACAGCTGATGGCGGCCGTGCTTAGGTTAGTGTCGAGCCAAGGCCTTGCTCCCGCCAGCCAAGCGCTCGCGGCAGCGGTCCGATCCTTCCGCGACTGGCTAGGGGGCTTTGCCCTGTCGTACATGAAGCTCGGCTTCGTCTATCCCGCTCCGAAGAGCATTTCGGGGTTCGGTCGGCCCTACGAGAGCGTCCCGATCACGCCCTTGTTCTTCGCGCTCCCGCATGACCTGATCGGTGGCACTCCCAGCCCGTCTTCGCACGGAGGCATCTACTGCCCGCACCTACAGGTCTGGGCGTTCCGCGACGAGTCAGAGGCACTGACGCTCCGACGCCGTCTTGTTGGCATCTGGGGTGATGAGGGGGATCTTGCCGCGCCCGAGAGCATTAGCGAGCTATTCCGCGCTCTCGAAACGCCCGGGGAAGCGAAGCGCATACGCGCAGCATTGAACGACGACCACCACCTCACGCTTATCACCGTTCTGCCCCTCGACCCTCTCTATTCCTGGGCAGACCAGCCAGGAAGCTCCGAGCCGCTATCTGTGAACAACTTCGTGGGTAACGCTGACCTGCTGCTCGACATGGTGACGCGAACGCCGAATGACTGGCGGGTCCGTTTGGATTGGCGCCTCCGCCCATCTGCGCGGTCGGGTGGGGAAGGGCTCGTTGGCCGAACCATACTTCCCTCGTTACGCGATGCCCTCTGGGCCATGCTGCTCGGCGACGCAAACGGCCTTGGTCTTTGGCCGTGCGAAGCCGGTCAGCGCTGCCTGGGCATGGGGTACTTCACCCGAGGAAGGGCCAACCGGCGTTACTGCAGCACCAAGTGCCGGAAGGCAGCGTTTCGAGCGCGCCACTAACATTGCGGGAGACCCTCCTGGCTATCCCAGCGAAGGCCCTCGCCGGGAGTAGACGCCGCGGATCGAGGTCATCCTCCGAGCAGCATCAGCTTCTCGTTCTGGGCCCTGCCGTCCGCGGCTTACAGGCGCCAAGCGGCCTTTGCTCCGGCGGTGACAAGGTGTAGGCGCCTGAGGGCGCGTATGTTCGCAGCTCATCCCTTGCTGTGGTATAATCCGGTTGTCGGTGAACACAACTAAGGCCCCTGGCCCGTAGTGGTGGGGTGAAGAGCTGGCGCAGCTGAGCCGGCGTCTGAGCTGAGGTAGGGAGTCATGACCCCGAACCTGAGCCCAGGGGCCGGCTTGTCTGTGGCCGACGCTACTCTGCGGGGTGCCTTCGCTACGTGGCACGAGGGAGATATCGAAATGGGCCGGGTGCCAGCAGGTGTCACGACCGGGATCGTCACCGAACTCCGGATGATCGCCGACCTCCGCCCCCACCCTCGCAACTACCGGCGCCACCCCGAGCATCAACTGGCCATCCTGCGCGAGTCGCTGCGGGTGCACGGCCAGCAGAAACCCGTGGTCATCACTCCCGACGGCACCATCCTCGCGGGCCACGGACTGGTGGAAGCGGCGCGGGCCGAAGGCTGGACCGAGATCGCCTGCCACGTCTACGACGGGCCGTATCCGGAGGCTTTCCTGGCAATGGATAACCGCGCTTCCGACCTCGCGGAAGATGACGAGGCGGCCCTTGCAGCGCTGCTGCGAGACCTGGAGGCGCAGGATCAACTCAGCGCGACGGGCTGGGAGCCGGACGACCTGGAGGAATTGCTGCTTCGTCTGGAGGCCGAAGAGAAGAGCGGCCGGGAGGAGACCTTCGATGCCGAGCAGGCGATGGCGGAGGCGGGGTCCGCCGCCAGCGGACCTACCCGCGTCCAGCCCGGAGAGCTGTGGCAGCTGGGCCGGCACCGTCTCCTATGCGGAGACGCGACCGATCCCGCGAACTGGGAGCGGCTGATGCAGGGAGAGGTGGCGCAGGCCATCATCACCGATCCACCCTACGCTATCAACTACCTCGGCGGAAGGGCGGCGCAGGAGGAGCGCATTGGGGCGAAGCGCCGAGGTGTGGAGGGACAGGAAGGCGACGCCTACTGGGACGACCTCACCACGGACGAGTATCGAGTGCTGCTGAATGGCAGTCTCGGCCTCGCCCATCAGCACTCGGATGAGCGGTCCCCGCTCTACCTCTGGTTCGCCAGCACCCGCCTGCGGGAGGTGCTGGACTGCCTGGCTGAGACCGGCTGGCAGGAGCGCAACCTGCTCGTCTGGGTGAAGAACAACGGCGCCGGCGCCCTCTTCGCCCAGTACAAGCACTGGTACGAGCCCTGCTTCTACGCCCACAAGCGCGGGCAGGCGCCGCGCTGGCACGGGCCGACCAACGAGCGCACGGTGTGGGAGCACGACAAGCCCCTCGTCAATGACCTGCACCCCACCATGAAGCCGCTGGCCCTGATCGAGCGCACCATCCAGAACGCCACCGAACTCGGCCACCTGGTGGTGGACCCCTTCCTCGGATCGGGCACGGCGATCATTGCGGCCGAGCGCACCGGGCGGGCCTGCTACGGCTTCGACCTGGACGCCCGGTACTGTGATGTGATCCTTCAGCGCTGGGAGACCTTCACTGGACAGCCAGCCCTTCGAATCGCGTGACCTGGAGTTCATCCGGGTGTGGGCGCACGAGGTGGCCGCCTACCAGGCCCGGGGCTGGGCGCTGTGCTACCTGCGCCGGGGCTTCCCCTGCGAGGCCCTGCTGGGGCCGGAGTACGCGGACTGCCTGATGGTGCGGGAGGTGAAAGCCCGTGACTGAACAGGGCAAGGAGATGCCGGAGTCGGCGAGACACCCCGGTGGCCGGCCCCGCTTGACCTTCGACCTGCATCTGGTGGAGGACCTGGGCAAGATCCAGAGCACCCACGCCGAGCTGGCGGCGGTGCTGGGCTGCCACCTCGAGACCGTCCGCGACCGCCTGAAGCACGATCCCGAGTTTCTCGCGGCCTACGAAAAGGGCCTGGAGAACGGGAAATCCAGCCTCCGCCGCATCCAGTGGAAGGCGGCCCTGGCCGGCAACACCACCATGCAGATCTGGCTGGGCAAGCAGTACCTGGGCCAGCGCGATGTCCACCACACCGAACTCACCGGAGCCGAAGGGAAGCCGCTGATCCCACCGCCCATGGTGATGCACCTGGACGCGGGCACCCGCACGCTGCTGCGGGAGCTGCGGGGCCGGCTGGCGGTGGAGGAGGGGCCTAGAGCCCTGCCCGCTCCCTCAGAGGCCGAGGAGGTGGGGGAGAGGAAGGAGCCATGAGCACATCTGTCATTACCGGCCCCGAGCAGGACCTGCTGCGACAGGCGATGCTCGATCCGGCCGCCTTCGCCTGGCTGGCGAGCAGAGGACAGTGGCGCCTGGCCCCCCACCTGGACCTGCTGGCGGAGAAGCTGCTGGACGTGGCCCAGGGGAAGCTCCGACGGCTGTTGATCCAGATGCCGCCCCGCCACGGCAAGAGCGAGTTCGCCTCCGGCCACTTCCCCGCCTGGTACCTGGGGACGTTTCCTGATCGCAGAGTCATCCTGGCCAGCTACGAGCACGGCTTCGCCGCCTCCTGGGGAGCGAAGGCGAGGGATCGGTTTGCCGAGTGGGGGCCTCACCTCTGGCGGCTGTGGGTGCGCCGGGATAAGCAGGCGGCCGACGATTGGCAGATCGCAGGCCGGGCGGGAGGCATGGTGTGCGCGGGGGTGGGAGGGCCCATCACCGGCCGAGGAGCGGACCTGCTGGTCATTGACGACCCGGTGAAGTCGGCGGAGGAGGCCGACTCCGAGACCTACCGGGAGCGGGCCTGGAACTGGTACCGGTCTACCGCCTACACCCGGCTGGAGCCGAGGGGGACGCTGATCCTCATCATGACCCGCTGGCACGAGGATGACCTGGCGGGCCGAGTGCTGGCGGAGGCGGCCAAGAGCGGAGAGGCGTGGGAGGTGATCAAGCTGCCGGCGCTGGCGGAAGAGGGGGATGTCCTGGGTCGCGCCGAGGGAGACCCGCTGTGGCCGGAGCGCTATCCCGCCCAGGCCTTGGCCGCCATCCGGGCGAGCATCGGCCCCTACTGGTGGGAGGCGCTCTACCAGCAGCGGCCGGCGCCGCCGGAGGGGGCCCTGTTCAAGCGGGAGTGGTGGCGCTTCTACGCCCTGCGGGATCTGCCCCAGAGCTTCGACCGGGTGATCCAGTCCTGGGACATGGCCTTCAAGGAGACCACGGACAGCGACTATGTGGTGGGGCAGGTATGGGCAGCCAAGGGCACCCGCATCTACCTCCTGGACCAGACTCGGGAACGGATGGACTTCGCCCGCACGCTGCAGGCGGTGCAGGCGCTCTCCCATCGGTGGCCGACGGCGACGCTGAAGCTGGTGGAGGACAAGGCCAACGGCCCGGCGGTGATCTCGGCACTGCGACGCAAGGTGCGGGGCCTGGTGGCCGTGAAGCCCCAGGGGGGCAAGCTCTCCCGCGCCCAGGCCATCCTGCCCCTGGTGGAGGCCGGCAATGTCTGGCTGCCCGATCCCCGGGAGCAGCCCTGGGTGGAGGCCTTCCTGGCGGAGGCGCGCTCCTTCCCGGTGGGCGCGCACGACGACCAGGTAGATGCCATGAGCCAGGCGCTGCAGCGCTTCCAGAACCTGAAGGACCCGGAGGCACCGGAGTGGGAGCCCGATCCCAACTCCCGGCGCATCAAGGACATGATGGCGATGGCCGACTGGTGGCGGCGGCAGAACGAGATGCAGGAGCGCGAAGACTACTACTGAGCGGCGGCGCCAAACCGACCGCCGGGCCGGCCCAGCTCGCGTTCCCGCCGCAATCCGCCCGAAACGGCGCGCCACGTGGGCTTGAGGGCCGCGCTCGGGAGCTGGGTGGTGGTAGGGCCGCGGCGATCCCGCCCAGACGCGACAGACCCCCGGACGAGGAACCAAGGCTGAGGGGGTGGCCCTAGTCCCGGGGATGCCCAGGGGCCGTCGTATCAGGACTTCGGCGGAGTGGGTGCTGGTCCTCCTTGGCCGGCGCGGATGGGAGGAACTCCGCGCCCTGCCGCCGAACCAAGCCGCCAACAGTTCTGTTGAGTTTCCTGCTCCTACTGACTCGCACCGGCCGCTAGGTTTGGAGGGGGGCGGCATACCCGTTGTCCGGAGGCTGGGGGCGCTATGCAGCACATGGGGAGGACCCCATCAGGAGAAAGAGCATGCGAGCGAGGCTACTGCTTGGTGCAGCCCTGATTCTTTCGGCCGGCCTCAGCGTGGGCACGGCTCGGGCCGAGAAGGTGGTCGCCTGGGGTTACAACTACTACGGCCAGTGCAACGTGCCGGCGCCCAACAGCGGCTTCGTCGCCGTGGCCGGAGGCGGCTGGCACAGCCTGGGGCTGAAGGGCGA